CAACGCCGGCTCGGCATTGGCCGGCGGGATTACGCGGCCCACAGGACGCGCGCAGGGCGGCTGACTGGGGTAGTCCAGCAGTGCGGGCGGGAAAGGCCACACAGGCCCGCGTAGGGGCTCTGCGGGGGTGTCGGGGGTGGGGGTCATAGGCCGAGCGCCACCAGGGCGCCCAGGGCGAGGCCAAACGCGCAGGCGAACAGCGCATCTCGCAGGGTCAGGGGGATATCGTGCATCGGTGTCTCCAAGTGAGCCGGCATTGGCCGGCGCGGTCAGTGTCGGCGCGGTCAGTGTCGGCGCGTTACCTGACGCCAGGCTTGCGCTGCGCACGCATTGCAGCGCGGTCGGCAGCGATCACCCGCAAGGCAGCAGATGAATCCTCGCGCGTCAGCGTCGCGCCAACACGCTCCAGGGCCGCATACTGTGCGGGGATCTCTTTCGGCCGGCCGAACAGGGCTGCCATCATCGGCTGGCGGGCGGCGTCGGCCTGATCGGCCACGGCCAGGGCTTGACGCTTCGCGGTCCAATCGCGCGCAACAATGGCTTGCGCCGCAGCGCACACGGCCGCCCGATAAATCGCGTCCCAACGGGCCGCGTCGGACTCGCCTTTGGCTCGGGCCGCGTCGATGCGGGCATCCATGGCCGCATCAGCAGTGCGAGCCTGCACGGCCTCTGCGGCCTCAAAATCGGCCTGCGACAGGCCGGACGCTACCGCCCGCCGGTAGCGGGCTTCCCCCTCCTTCGAGGGGGCCGAGGGTTCGGCCCAGTGTCTCATTCTGCAATCTCCACGCGGATCCAATCGAACCCGAAACCCTCGGGCAGGGTCACGCAACCCTCGGGCAGGCGCCCACCGCGCAACTGGGCCACGTACAGGACGTCACCAGCCTGCAAGGTCACGCTGATGCGTGCCATGGGCACGCCCAGGACAGCCGCCGTATCGGCGTGGCCGACGCAGGACACCAAACCGACCACGTCGGGCCGGTCGCACGGCGCCAAGCGCACGAAGGCGAGCAGGTGCCTCGGCACCATGCCCAGGCTGAAAGCGTTTCCGATGTATCGGGTCATCGTCTTCTCCAGGTTATCGGCGCCGGGGATCGGCGCCGGGTTTTCACGCCGCAGCAAAATACTTCGCCATCGTGCCATGAACAACAATCGCGACGCTGGCTTTCCCGGGCCGATCGGCGCCGTCACAGGCGCGGCAGGTCACACACTGCCGACGGTCGCCACCCTCGGGTGACGCAGGGCAGACAATCTCGCGCGCGCCAAGCGGCTGATCAGCGCTGCGGACCCGGAACGTGCGCCAACCCATTGCGCGAGCAACATCCCTTTCCGGCACGGTATCGACCGATGCCATGACCAGCGGCCGCAGCGCAGGCGCTCGGCGCCACTGGTGCGTGTACCCCGTGTGTCCGGCAGCGTGGCGAACCAGTGCGAACCACGCGCGCGCAGGGATAGCCGCAGGGTCGCCATACGAACCGATACGCACCGTGCGACCTGCCAGCATGCGAGCGCCGGCCGTCGGGGACACTGCAGGATAGCTGCCGCGGACCCACGCGGCAAATACGGATTGCACACTTTGCCCAACATTGACGTAGCAGCTGCGCTTTATCTCGAGCTCCGGGTTTCCACGGTGGCCACAATCACCGCAAATACTCCAATCCGCCCCCGACGCTATCGCATCCAGCGGGGACATATCGGCGCGCAGAATATAGGTCTGCACCATATCGCCGGTTTTCGAATTCTCCGAGTGCAGCACAGCTATGCCGATAATCGGCGCGCCGTCGATTACTGACGGGCCGTCGTAAAACACAAATCCGCTCGGGGTCGTCATCGTCATCACTCCTGTCGTTATCCGCGCAAACCGCGCGCCATAACCCCGACTCGCGGGGCTATAACTCGGGGTCAATCGATAAACACGGCCAGCGCAATAATGGCCACCAGCACGCCTACGCAGGCAATCAGCATCGCAAATTCAATCGGCATCGTCATCACTCCTTATCAGCTCGGTTCAAAATAGCCAACACGCGATCATGCAGCCTGTTGCGGCCGACAACCGGATCCCATGCCGCGCGCTGCAGCCGCGTAAATTCCTGATAGTCGATCGCGCGCGCATTCCACGCGCGCACGTTCGCTCGAATCTGCGCAGCAATTGCGGCTGCGGTTCCGGGACGCGGGGTCTTCGTCGTCGTCATCGTCTACTCCTTATTACCGGGCCCGCAGGCCCGGGGTTACTCGTCAGCGCACGTCGCGCGGCAGCATTACCGTAAATCCACTATTGCGCAGGATCTCGCGCCGAATGGCAACGCTGCGCTCGGCAGCGGCGTTGCGCAGTGCGCGGGCTGTGCGCATTGCGTCACCGTAGCGCTCGGACTGACCGAGCAGAATCCACGCCCGCAGGGACTGCTCAGCGTCGCGTTCGATCTGTTCGGCGTCGCGCACCAGGTACTCTGGCCGCACTGTATAGATCGTCGTCATCGTCTCGCTCCTATCGGCACCGCCCATCGGCGCCACCCGCGCATCATCAACGGCTTCCCTTACACGAAACTTACAACGGCCGTCAGGAAACACTGGGACTTTCCCTAATCCGAGCTCATCTGGGGCGTGGCGGCGATGTGTGTGGATCGGTGGCTCGGATGTGGCAGTGGCTTTCCCCCTGTGTGGCAGGTGTGGCAGTCAATCTCTAAACCCTAATAGCCTACTGTCATTCATAGGTATTAAATAGGCGTGGCATTGCCACATTTGCCACAAACGCCACCGGAGCCTCGTGGCAGTCATGGCAGTCCGTCGGCGCGCGCTTAGCGACTCCCGTGGCAACTGCCACAATTGCCACACTTGCCACGCGTCTAGCCGACGTTACGCGATGCGCGTCAACCCACGTTGACACGTTAGTAAGCACTCACTTGCACTCGAGCCGGTTCCCAGCGCTGCGCTCACGCTGCCGGCCCGGTGCTGACGACCAGGTGGGGGGGGGTGGGGTGCGGCGGAGACCCCCCGGCCAGGGCCCGCGCCAGGCGTCAAAGTGTGTGGAGCCCCCGCACGAAATTTTTTTTGCACTACACTTCGCGGATGTTCCGCGCCGTAAGCGCTCCGCGAATTCACTGCCGAAACCGCGTCAGCGGCTTGGGTTAATCTGCCATGTTCCGCGATCTTCCAGTCCGCGCCCGCGAGCTAAAAGCCACGCCCGAAATGCTGGAGCGCATATACGATGCCGCTCGCTTGGGTTTGCGTGGAGAATCTCTTGCACTGGCGGCAGGTATGTTGCCTGCAGAACTGGCGCGGCTGAAGATAATGGACCCGATAGCCGATGTGGCGGAAATGAAGGGCCGGGCCGACAGCGAGATGGAAATGTCCCGCGTGGTATTTGATGCTGCGCAGGCTGGGGATAGTAAGGCGGCGCTGGAGTTTTTGAAGCACCGGCATTCGTGGGTTGCAACCCAGCGAGTAGAGGTTGAGGGGTCGCAACAGATTAGTATTAAGGTTGCCTTGGAAGAAGCAGAAAAAAGAGTTACTATGTCCTTGAACAAGGATATAGAAGACGCTAAAATAATCGAGCCCCAGAACCGTTGGACCGGCGCTGGGGCTCTAACCAACCAACCTGGGGCAGAGGCTGATGGCTACGCGCATTCTGACACAACAGCGGCTGCAAGAGCTGCTGAAGTATGACTCTTTGACCGGCGTGTTTACGTGGAGCGTGACGCGCGGCAACATGAGGGCCGGAACCCGCGCCGGAACGTATGACAAGCGCGGCTACTTGCGTATAAGCATTGATTCTGTGGTCTACGCGGCGCACCGGCTTGCGTGGCTGTACGTGCATGGCGCGTGGCCATCAGGCGTGATTGACCACATCAACCGCAAGACCGGCGACAACCGGTTGTGCAACCTGCGGGACACGGATCAGTGCGTCAACACGCAGAATGCCTGCACGCGCAAAGATAGCCCTGTCGGGCTGCGTGGCGTAACGCGGCATCCTTACAGCAAGAAATGGCGGGCGCGCATTCAAGCCAATGGCAAAAGTGTAGAGCTTGGCAGCTTTGACACGATAGACGCCGCTGCCGCCGCATACGCTGCTGCGGCAGCCGTCATGCATTGCAAGTCTTTGGCGCCGCTGGGTAGAACGCTGGTAACATAAACGCCGCGCCGCCGTCGCCTGCGGCGCTGCCGGCCAAGGAGTCTGTGTATGCCGAATGCCCTGATGAACGATGACGCTGCTGCGATGTATGCCACGCGGTACACGGGGCCGAGGCCGGACAGGCCGGTGGTTAACGGGCGTGCGGTGGTGACGGCGGAGGAGCTGGCGGATTTTCGGCGGCTGTTCGGAGCGGATAAGACGCTGCGGGATTTGCTGAATGCTGACAAGGCGCTGGTGCGGCCCGGAACGCCGTCGGCGATGGGCCCCCGGGCGCGTGGGATGCAGGGGGCGAACGTGGCGCCGGGGATGCCTGGGGTGATCCCGGGTGGTGGCGCGGGGCCGGCGGCGCAGGGTCGGATTCCGGGTGAGGTTGAACGGAATGTGATGAATGCGCTGATGGCGCTGGGCCCGATGATGGGCGGAATGCCGCGGGCAGCGAATGCGATGGGTATGGTCGGCCGTCGGCCGGGGCCGGGCGATTGGAGGAGTAATCCGCCGCCTGGCGCGGATCCGGCTCGGTGGAGTGAGATTGTTCGGCAGATTGAACAGGCGTATCCGATGACGGCGCCGCGGCCTGCGGAGGTGTATTTGCAGGGCGCGCCGACGATGATGCGGGCGGCGCCGCGGCCGCTGCCGGGTGTGACGCGCTGATGCAGAAGCCGATATACACCGCGACCGAGGAGCAGGCGCTGATGACGCGCCTGTGGGAACCGCGTATCCGGGACGACCCCGAAGCGTTTGTGTTGCTGGCGTTTCCGTGGGGGCAGCCGAACACGCCGCTGGCGGCGTTTGACGGGCCACGGAAGTGGCAGCGTCGGGTGCTGCGGATGATGAGAGATCACATCGGGGCGAACCGTGGGCAGGTGGAGATGGACACCCTGCGGGCGGCGGTGTCGAGCGGACGCGGGATCGGGAAGTCGGCGCTGGTGAGCTGGCTGATCCTGTGGATGCTCTCAACGCGGATCGGCAGCACGGTGATGGTCAGCGCGAACAGCGAGGCGCAGCTCAGAGGCGTGACCTGGGGCGAGTTGACGAAGTGGTCAGCGATGTTGATCAATTCGCACTGGTGGGAGATCAGCGCGACGAAGCTCATGCCGGCGCAGTGGCTGACGCAGATTGTTGAACGGGATCTGAAGAAAGGCACCCGGTACTGGGCTGCCGAGGGCCGACTGTGGAGCGAGGAGAACCCGGACGCTTACGCGGGCACGCACAACATGGACGGGATGATGCTGATCTTTGACGAGGCGTCAGGCATCCCGGATCCGATCTGGGCGGTGGGTGCGGGGTTTTTCACGGAGAACATCCTCGACAGGTACTGGCTGGCGTTTTCGAACCCGCGTCGCAACGAAGGGTATTTCTTCGAGTGCTTTCACGCCAAGCGGGATTTCTGGAAGAACATCCAGATCGACGCCCGCAGCGTTGAGGGCACCGACCAGCGGGTGTACCAGCAGATCATTGATGAGTACGGCGAGGACTCCCGCGAGGCCCGCGTCGAGGTGTACGGGGAGTTTCCC